GACGTATTTCGGAATCAAAGACTTCGATCGTCATATATAATTCTGAGAATAGAATATAATCGTGTCCGTCGTAATACAGTTCCATCCTTCAGCCCCGGCATTGTACTGAACTAAATATATCCATGAGTCGCCAGTCGGCACTGGCTGATGTTTGTGGCCGTTCCACTCTCCAACTTCGTATCCATAGAATATCTCTTTCAGAAGCTCAAGCTCATAATCAAAATTGTAGAATATAATCGCTTTCGGATGCTTCTCCACAATTTCCAGTAAAGCTATTTGTCTGGATTGATCGGTGTTTACGATTTTTCTCCATACATAGCACAGACCGGCAGCATTGATAATTGGTTCTTTTTTAAACGGGTCCCATCTGGTTTTTCCGACATCTTTATACCTTTCGATATTGTACTTGACATAAATATCCTCATGATGCGAAACTGTTTGGCGTTTAAAATCCATGTTCACCAAAATTTTATTTCGCAATCGGATCAATCTTCCAGTATTCAAATATCGGTCAACTTTTGGAAATTTGCTAAAACGACTATAGACAATATGCTCTCTCGTGAATTCGCTTCGGTTTTTATAGAATCCGTTAGCAATAAACACAGGGATATAATCCTGCCATGTATCACCAGGTGTCGCGGATAATAAAATCCATTCGTTTACCTTTGCGATTTTTAAAAAGGCTTTCACCCATGTTCCGGACCCTATAACCCTTTGCTCATCAAATATAAAGAAAGCATCCTTTACTTCTGCATACTTTTTGATGTTATTCCAGGAATCGATTACAACCTTATTGGTGTATAGGTTTTCTTTCTTATCCGTTGATAATAGAAATGGCGAGAGTTCCTCTTCCCATTCAAAGGTATCTCGTTTCCTAGCAGTTGTGATTATGTACAAATCCTTAATATTCACATCGTCCATAGGAACATATTCATTTGTTCCGAGCTCACCACCATTTCGAATATAATAGTAGGCTAGAGATGTTCTTGATTTCCCACTACCAACACCACCACAAAGTATGCATCCATTTCGCATTCGTCGTACAGCCTCTTCCTGATAGTCCCGTAATTCTACCCCGGCCATCACACACCTTTGGCGACGAATCCATCTTCAATCTCGAACTCACATCCTTCTCCTTCGAGATCAGCTTTAGGACCATATAATAGTATCCATGTGGCGATCGTTTCGTCATCACAATTTTGGGAATGGTAAAATTCAAAAATACAATCCAATACCTTTTTGGTAATAGATATCTTCCGGCAATCGTATTGAATCTTTTCGATATTAGAAATTCCCATGATT